GATATTTGAAGAATTTTTCTACATTCTGCTTTATATTTTGAAGATGAATGAGTATCTGTACCTGCTATTAATGGAATATCATATAATTTACTCCATTCCCATAATAATTTATTATATTCTTTTTGATCATAACCATGATATTGTATTTCTAAAAAACACCTATGTTTATTTTTGCTTAACCAATTTAAAAATTCATTTAAGTAATAATTACAACAGTTAATAATTTCCTCTTTTTGTTCTTGATTTAATTCCTCGTTGTTTATAATATTTTTCTTTTTACAAGTTAATCCCCATAATACAGATGCTAAACATGCTGTTGTGATAATAATATTATCACTTGTATTCATTAATTCTTCTATAGAAATTCTAGGATTATAATAAAAATGTCTATCAGTTTTGTCTTCTTTTTTACCTTTTGAAGTAGAAATAGATATTAATTTATTTAATTCTTTTACTCCTTCAAAATTCTTACTATATAATCCTATATGATATCCTCTTTCATCTGCTTCTAATTTAGTACAAAGATATAATTCAACACCATGTATATATTTTATTCCTGCTTTATCGCAATCTTGTTTTTTCTTAATCCAATCATAGATTCCTCCATGATTGGAAAATGAAATTGCTTTCATACCATTTTTTTTAGCAAGTTTAATATATTCTTTATAATTCGTACATGAATCTGCATAACCATTGCAATTACTTGTATCGTCATGTAAATGGTATAATATATAATTATCTTCCAATAAAATTTCTCCTTTCTATATAATTCCATCAAGCCAACTTAAATCATCTATAATACTCTTATCTTCTTCTACTCTTTTATTATCTTTATTATCTAATTCCTCTAAATATCTCCTATAAGGCTCATGAATTTTACTACTATAACCACTTAATACAGCATGATAATAACTACTTTCTCTGGTTATTTCCTTCCAAAAAATATTTTTATCTTTTGTTTTTTCAAATTCTTTTTCCTTTTTGATAATTTCTACAATTATATTTGTAATATATTGTTTGTGATTATTAATTATTTCTTCGTTTAATTCTACTTCCACAAAACAATCATTAATTTTAAATTTTTCCTGCACTTCTTTAGGTAAACATTCAATACTATTTGTTTCTATCATTTGGAATAATAAATTTTCTATATCATCTTCAGAATATTTAAAATGTTTTAACCATGTTTTGGTATTAGATTTTAATTTTTCACCAATACTATTTCTCTCTATTTGTCTTACTTTTATTTCTCCATTCTTTTGAGTATATGTTACATTTACATATTTCATAAAATTAAATCTAATAATAATATCTTCGTATGGCATATTTGTTTTTTGATGAATACCTTCTGCATATAATAATAATTGTCCTGAGTTTTCTATTAGTTTTTTACCAGAATATAAAGAACTAGTTTTCCAATCTGAGATGAATATTTTTTTCTTTCCATCTCTTATTTCAACATTTAGGATGTCAATATATCCCTGGAAGTATTGATTTCTTATTTTAATTAATAAAAATGGTTCTATAATTGGTTTATCAGTTACTTTTTTATGATTTAAGAAAAAATGTCGCATACATGCTTCATATTTTTTTGCTATCTTCTCATTCTTATCTTTATCTGTTCTATCATACATTAAACCCATAGTATTAAATTCAAATAATTTTTCTTCATATTCATCCAACATACCTTGATTATCTAATTCGTTACGATACAATTTTTCAACAATTGAATGTGCATAATTTCCACTTACTGCATAAATTGAATCTTTTTTATCTTCTGGTATTTTTAATATGTATTTAAGCATATATTCATATGGACAATTTATATATGTATTAATCCTTGACCAACTCCACAAAATACTACAATTAAGTCGTTTTTTTATTTGTTCTAATTCTTCTTTTGTTTTTCTAGGCATTATTTTCTCCTTTCCTTAACATAAATTATTTTGTAATGGATGTATTTTCCATTTAAATCCGCCCGCTGTTTTACGTTTATTATAAACACATAATGAAATTTTTGATTGTGATACATTTATTTTTCGTGTAGCTTCACACATAGATTCATATGTCGCAATATAATTATTGTCTAAATCGTATTGGTCAACCTTTATTCCTTTTAGTTTTCCAACTTTATGCATTATTTCTCTTGAATCATAATTACATAATTTTAAATTTGTTCCTATTTTAAGATAATTCCGTATAGATGTTTCGCTTATTTTTAATAACTTACATATATCTAAAAGTTTAAACCCATCATTATATAATTTACAGGCTTCGAGCATATAATTTTTCATAGAATAATTATACACATCTTGCCAATCTATTTTAGACATATCAAAATAACTATTTAGACTATTAATAAATTTTTCTTTCAACCATTCAAAATTACTATATCTACAGTCTACAATAATGTATTTTTTAATACCATTTTCTAATGCTAAATTATATTTTAATTTATCGTTTTCTTGTTCTTTTTCTAAAGATTTTCCCCTTTTAATTTCTTCATAATGTTGCAAACCATGTGTTTCAATAATTATATTTTGATTATTTAAATAAAAATCATATCTTTTATTTTTTGACCAATTAAATGTTTTTTGTGTCATATATTCCATTTGCAACTGACTTAATATTCCTCTAGCAAATTTTTCGGGAATAGAAATATTATCTGAACAATTATCACATGAAAATCCGTTTATTGTTAATTGTCGTACCGGAATTTCTTTTTCTGTTCCACATTTATCACATATTAAATTTACTATTTTACTACTATACATAGGATATAATTTTATATCTTCTTTATCTTTAAAGTATTTTATCAAATCTGGTCTTTGAATTTCTATACTATTACCTTCCCATACAACATTAGCTGTATTTGTGCAAAAATAACATGTTGGATATTTTTTAAAATCACATAAAGGTTTTTTAAATTCACCATGAATACTACATATAAAAATCATTGGTTCAATTGCATTTTTATAAGTTTGTTTAAAATTAACCTGAATATTTTCAGGAACACCGTTTAATTTACACCAATTTTGAATATTAATTAAAGTAAATGGATTTGATGGATGAAAAAATCTTGGCGATGTTCCAGATTTTAAATTAGATAATCTAGCTCTAACAATATACCCTTCTTGATTAATACATGTTACCGGACTTGAATATTCTATAATATCAGATTCATTATATAATTTTAAACCATAATTTTTCAACATAATTTTTAATGTGTCTTGATCCATTTTTATTAATAATTCCTCTCTTATTTATTTAGTTATACAATTTTCTATGTTTGGACATGAATTTAAATATTTTCCAGTGTTTATCTGCTGGTGATTCTTTATCTTCTAATAAATCCCATTCATCAATAATATAACTACATTTTCTAATGTGTTTAAATTTTTTACATTCATTTAACACATAATCTAATTTTATATCTTTGTCATAACAAATAACTATTTCGACATTTAATCCTATTAATATTTTTATTTGTTCATTGCTTAAACAATGTGAACCTATAGCAACTGCATTTTTTATTCCTCTTGAATGTAATTTTAATACAGATTTTTCACTCTCAACCACATAAACAAGATTAGAATTCATTATATTTTTATAATTTTGCTGTAGTCCATAAATATGTAAACTTTTAGGGAATGTCTTTAATGGTAAATATTTTGGAATATCTAACATATCACACTGTTCATTACTTAGTGTTGATCTCCCCATTATACCAACAATATCATTTTCTGTGCCACACCAATAATGCCAAGGAATTACTATTCTATTTTTTTTGAAGCTGTAACCAATACTAAAGACTTCACAAGTAAAAAGTAATATTCCTTCTCTAATCCAATTAATATGAGGTAAAGGAGCATATTCTTCAATAATTGTGTTATCAAATATTTCAATATCATTTATATCAATTTTATTTCTTTTTCGTTTTATTTTCTTGAATATTTCCAAAGGGTCTATTTTATTATCTTCATTTTCTTGTTTATTCTTATTTTTTACTTTATTATAATCGTATTTTAATCCTAAAATTTTGTGTAAATATTTAATACTATCTACAAATGATAACTTCATATTAAAACCAATTAAAGTAATTAAATCTGCATGTTTACCTATATCTCTTGTATGATTAACACAATTTAAATTTTCATCATTATATATATTTATTGCTGTTTTATTATCTCCATCTTTATTTGAACAAGTATAATATCCTTTATTATGATATTGAATATGATGACAACCTATTTGTTCAAGAATATATTCTATTTTATTATTTTCATATATATAATTTTTTAATTCAGTAATTGTCATATTACATACCTCATATCATAAAAGTATCACCTACCTTAAAAATCCATAGGAACTTTTGCTATACCTATTTCTTTATAAATATTCCTAGAAAGATCATGTTCCGCTATAATCTGATATTCGTTTGTCGAACCAAACCTATTTTTAGGTATAAATATAATTGTATAATGTTTATTTCTTTCAAGTTTAAAAGGAATTTTTGTGAGTTTTTTCTTACCTTCCAATCTATAACATTTTAATTCTGCTCTTCCTCCTTCATATTCGTCATCAAAAGGTTTTCTAATCATTATATTAGTAGAAACAACATCGACAATATTCTTGGCCAACCCAATACATTCATTAGTATAATATCTTTTCTTTGTAGCATCTTTCCCTAATTGATATGTAATCCATATATGTACATTTTTACCTACAGGTTTAATAGTATCATAAATATCAACACTGTCTTTAGTCATTGATTGCCATTGTTGTTCATTTTTATTATCAGCAGACACCTTCATTGTATCTAAAATGAAATATTTACAACCTAATGAGCAATACTTTTTAATTGTTTTAATTGCTAATGATGCTATATATTTTGGAAATGGTACAATAGTAATATTTTTATTTTCTTTTTTTGATTCAATCCAATCTGCACATTTTTTTAACAATTCCCATTGTTCTTCTGAAAAGCCACCATCACGTAATATGTATTTTTGTAAATCCTTTTTAAATACATTATTAGCTACCCAAACAATTAATTCTTTTCTCCATTTTGATTCATCTTCTTCATTTATCATAATACATATTTGTTCGTTATAATGTAATATTTGTGGTAAAATTAATTCTATTGTTGTCGTTGTTTTTCCTACACCACTTAAAGCACCTAACATAGTTACATGACCTTGTAAATTGCCACCAATTTCTTTATTAAGAATAGGAGAATTATATAAAGGCATACCAACATTTTCACCTTTATCTAATCTTTCTAATAATTTATGTATATCATCACATAAATTATAACTTTTTACGTCACCTTCAACATTAACAAATATATGATTTAATTGTGCTTCATACATATCATATATTTGCTCTGCTGACATATCCACAAATTCTTTTATTTTATCATAAACAGGAAATCTTCTTGCTAACAATTGTAATACTGCATTCCATTTATTTAACTCATCAATATAACCATTGATATTTTCTATATTGACATATTCCTTAGATTTATCAATAGTATTATAACCACCATATTCATCATACTTTTGTTTTAGTTTAGGATGTTTTTCAAGATATAAACCAATAGTAATATCATCTAATATTTTCTTTCCTTCTTTAATAATAATGTCATAACCTATCTGCCAATAAACCTTCCATACATTACTACTAAAACTTTTAAGATTTAATTTATCATATGTAAAATACAAGTCAGGATTCTTATATAAAGAGGAAACAATATTAGCTTCGCAAGCAAGTTTATATTCTTGCACTTTCTTACTTGATTTTATTAATTCAATTTCAAGAGGTGTTAATTCTTTTTTATTTTTTTCTGCCATCAACACACCATCCATTTACCATAATTCTTCTAATTCATTATTAAGTATTTTATTTTTACTCTTATTTTTATATCCTGCACCTTCATGTTCCATATTCTCAAATTGCATATTTTTAACCTTTTCTTCTGATTTAATTACTTGTTTTAATCTATTTACCACATCATTAATTTCTTTTTCAATTATAATCATAATAGTATTAAATTTATGTTGCTCATTTTTAAAATCTTGCGACCTAACTATTTGCTTTATTTTTAATTTATTAATTTTAAAAGTATATAAAATATGATTATATTCATAATTAGCCATAGATATAATTTTTTTATTTGCCATAAATTTACCTTCTTTTAAACCTTTTAATCTTAATACCATATATGAAGGCAATTTTTGAGATTTATCATATTCAAATATTTCTATTTTTATATATTGATATAATTCATCCCAATCTTTTTTTTCTTGCTCTGTCATTTTTGCCATAATTTTATCACCTATAATTATAATTTAAAGAGGTGGCATATTAAAACCACCTCTCTTTTTCAATATTTAAGAAGCAATTACTTCTAAAAATTCTACTAATTCTTTAAGTTTATCTATATCAGAAGTTTCTAATTCTTTAGCAGATAATTCTAGTTCTTTCATTTTTGTAGTTACTTTCTTTACTTTTTCAGAATCACTTCTTATACCAGTCATTGATAATTTAAATTTTTCCATTAAGTTTTCTCTTTCTTCTAATTCTTTTCTTTTATCTATTTCTTCTTTTTTCTTAGTAGCAACTTCTTCAACTACTTTATCTTTTTCTTCCTCTTGCAATACCTTAGTTTCTTCAATTGATTTTACTCCAGTTTGTTTATCATGTTCAATTTTAATAGCATTTTCAACTGCTTTAATAAATTCATCTGGATCAAAAACTATTGAATCAATAATTTCAGAAAACCTTGATTTTGAATCAATATTAAAATTATCATCTCTAAATGTAATTTTCCTAGTTTCACTACCAATTTTTCCTTGTACTTTTTCTTTTCCTGTAAAATCTTTTTTACCTGTTTTTTCTTGAATAATTTCTCTATCAATACTTGCAACACCAAGAATATGTAATTTTGTTTTTAATGCATTAAAATAATTATATTGCATATTTGTAGTAAGAATATCATAATCCATACCAGAAACAGGGTCACTCATCGTTCTTTTCTTTGTATGACCAATCAAGAACATAGCAACTCCTACCTTTTTTAATTCCCACATTTTTTCCATGATTAAATCTATTGTATATTTTTCCCCTTCACCATAACCTCCCCATGCTTGTTTAATAGTTTTTGCTTCTCTTTTTTCTTTTTTACTAGGATTTTCTCTTACTTCTTTATTATAAAGTCTTATTGATTCTGGTTCTGCTATTCTAATTAATTCGTCTATTGTATCCCATACAATAACTTTTAAATCTTTATAATCTGTAAGTTTATTTTCAATAATATCTTCAGTAAATTCATCAAAAGTATCCCAATCTGGAATATCTTCATAAATTGCACCAGCAATAGCATCTATACCGTCTTCTCTTCCAATATTTGCAATTATGTATGCATCTTCACCAACAAGTTTTTCACAAACTTCTTTTGCTAAAGTTGATTTTCCAACCCCACTTTCCCCAATTAATCCCAAATTGTAAGCTAATGGGTCTACTTTAATTACATTCTTTTTTCCAAATTTTCTCGCCAAAATTTAACCACCTTTTTATTATTTTTGTTTTATTTTTTATCTATAAGAAGGAGATTTATTTCTCCTTCTTATATAACTATTTAAATTATTTATTCACCTAATATTTAATCCTCCGCAAGTAACTTATCTAAATCATCCAAACTATAATCACTAGATCCTTCTTCTGATTCATCGGTACTATTATCTGAATCAGTATTCTTATCATCTTTGCTCTTATCTTCTTTTTCACTAAGCAATTGATTTAAGAATACTAAATCTTCAAATTTATATTTTTCATCTGTTCTTTGAATTACAGGTTTTTTATCATCACCTTCACCAACAAGTCTAATAACAGGTTTCTTAATAATCATTTTCTTTTCTCTTGTATTACCAACAGCACATTTTGCTAATGCTTCTTCTTCAGTATAAGCACCTAATTCAATTAATTCTCTAATATCTTCAGGTACATCATCAAGAGTAATATTAACTTTTGCTTGGCCTTCGACAATAATACCTTCTACTGTGATTTCATTAATATTATCTTTTTTTGCTTTAAACATTTTTACAAGTAATTTAGCACCTTTTTCTAAATCTTTTTCTGCAACTTCAAATTGAAATACTTTTGTGAATGCTACATTTTGTTTAATTTCAATTTTATCTTGACCGTATTTTCCAACATAATCAATAACATATGTAGTGATTGGAAATGAACCAGATTCTTTATCATATTTACCAATACTATCTTTGTCAACAAGAATTGTTTGTTGAAATGTTGCAGAATATTTAGATACATCATCTGCTTTTGATAAAAAGACAGAGGTAATTTCCTTTTTGATTTGAATACTGTCTTGATATAGAGAATATTTTAGATTACCTTTTACATTAACAACTGTTCCATCAGTAAGATGTTCTTTTATGTATTCAATAGCATCATATGAAGATAAAAATTTCTTAGAAAATGTTTTATCTTTTGCATCTTTTTCTAATCCTACTGTGATAAAACATTGATTTCCAACTTGTTCAGTGATA